ACAGTTTCAGTTTCTTCATCAATAGTAACAGTATCAATCTGTTCCATCTGTCTTATTCTTAACTTAGCATTAAAATCTGCTTCAGTAAGTTTAATAAAGTCATCAGCTATTTCATCAGTCAAATCACTTCTATTTAACCAGTTAGCAATTGATGCTTTTAATTCTGTATACGTTGATATTGCCATTATAAAGATCCTTCTGAAGTTTTGAAATATCTAAACTCATTACTATTTAGTTTAGTTCTCATTATTTTCTTTTGTATTTCTTTAGGTAAAGCCCACCAATTATTGCTACCATTATATTCCTTAGTCCATAATTGAAGTATAATAGGAGGGACACTAGCAACTCTTCTCATATCTCTTGAGGCTGTATAGCCATCATTTTGAGTATAGAGTTTTTTATTTCTATCTAGTAAGGGGTTAAGATTTTGTTGATTGTTGATGGTTAGTTGACCATCAGACTCTTGTATATAACGAGTCTTAACTCCTTGATCCCATTCGGTTGATCTTACCTTTGTCATTATTGTGTTAGTTCAGTAACGCTTACTTTGCCATCAGAACCACCAACACGTAAAACAGCAATCTTTTCACCTTCAGATACTTTGATGTATTCTACGTCATCTGCTGGAATATATGCTGTAGTTGCTGCTGCAGTAGGTGAAACCGCAATTTGAATATAAGCAGCAATTGTACTTACTACTCTTATATATTCAGTATTAGCTCCAAATGCATCACTAGCACTTGATGAACTTCCTGCAGTTAAAACTTGCTGTGTGCTAAATCTTAATCCGTTCATATTTTGTTCTCCTTTTGTTTAGGGGATGTTTCCACCCCCTATATAAATTATCTTCTAATTACGAATGTTACTACACATTCACAAGCTGTTGCAGAAGCACCATCGGTAATCATTTCGATAGATCCACCTTCTGAAACTGTATTTAAAGCTGTTGGTTCTGCTGTATCAACGTCTCCAGCAGCAGATCCAGATTGTGTTACTGTGATTGCTCCACCAGTAACTGCAACTCCACCAATTTCAAAAGTAAGGGCTGCATTAGCAGTTGATATTGCATTTTTAATTGCTGTAAAAATTTTAATAATTGTTCCACCATCAGGTACAGGTACGAATGTAGATCCTGCAGTACTAATAGTAGTAATTTTTGATGTTAAAAAATAGTCGTTTAGTGTTCTCATTTTGTTCCTTCATTGTTCCGCCCTTAACCCCTCTCAAGACTTCAATGTTAAATAGGATGGCAGGCGAGTAGATTTGAGGTTACTCGCCTATCCACGTGCTAATTATTAGCTAGTTGTTACGTCTGCTACTAAACCGCTTGCAGCTTCGTTTCTTGATTCTAGAGTTGCCTCTAAAAGTAATTGTCTTTTTTCTGAGTCTCCAGTTTTTGACAATTCATGCATTGTGAAGTCTCTTAAGAAAGCTACTCCCCAATAATCCATGTCTAATACCCAAGCATCTCTATCTCTAGAGAATCTGTTAGGTACTACTTGTAGTTGACCGAAGTCAGAAGCGTAAACATCTACTGATGTGTATAAAGTTGCATCAGCACCTGCATCGAATCTAGTACTATTACCAGTAAATCCTGATAATTTTTGCTTGTTGAAAGGACCAACCATAATCATAGTTGGATTTCCACCAGCATTCCATACTGATTTAATTACAGATTTCAAGAGAGACTCTGTGAAAACTCTTTGAGTTCCATTAGTAGCTGCGGTATTACCCAAGCCACCAGATGTTCCAGAAGTTCCCATAACATCATTAGTAGCAACCCATGATCTTAATCCACCAGCTACTCTTGCTGCTGTTGCTGAACCTGTTACTTCAGCATTGTTAGAAGTAAGAGAGGCTTCTAAATCTCTCTTTAGTTCTTTTGCTTTTTTAGCTATTTGATAAGCTATTTCAGATGCTCTACCAGCTTTATCTACTGCTTCTTGCGTACCTGTAATACAGATAGCCTTGTCCAAAATTTGACAAGAGTTAGATAATCTAGTTGTTGCAGAAATAGCATCTATAGTTACTTGGTCTCCTTCGATTACAGCATTGTCTGTAACTGCTGCTGTCAACGAGTCTGTTTGCCATTCATGTAGAACTGCAGTTGATTTTGTTTTAGCTGCAGAACTAAGAAAAGGCGTGTCCGTTGGTGAGATGTTATAAATAACATCCGACAGATCTTCACGTTCACCAATGGAATCATACGTGTCGAACGTATCACTAAATTGTGCCATTGTTTTATTTCCTTTGTTGTTGAGATTTAAGATTCATCATGTCAAGCAAAGCGTTCTGAGCATCTTTAAGATGTCCAGTTTTCTTTAATCGACCGATTTTATTTCTTATTCCCTCTCTACCTGAACTTGCACTTGATTTGGCTATTCCAGATTTTACAACTCTAGGTGCGTTAGCTACCTTCTTCTGGGCTATAGGTCTTTTATCTTTAACAGATTTATAACTCATAGCATCTCTAATCACCATTAACATTCGATGATCAGCCAGACTCCCAATTTCACCATCATTAAATCCATAACCTCTAAGCGTTGTACGCATATTAGTTTTGAATTGGTCGGTTTTATTAGGATCGCTGTACTCTGGTATTGTCGCTGCCGCTAATTGTCTTTGTGCGTCAAGGTATTCACTATATTGTCTTTGATATGCTTCATTTGCTTTAGACTTCATGCCATCAATCTGTCTTTGTTGTTCACGTAACTGGTAGTCCAGTCGAGCTGCAGATGTGGGATCTTCGTCATAAAGTTTATGAAGATCTTTGCTACCTTGTTGCTGCCTGATAAAAGAATCAGCAGTCGAAATCATATCGTTTAGTTCTGATAAACGAGAATCATAAGTTTGACGCAAACTACCCTTTTCGGATTCGAGATCTTTTTTCTCTAATCCTAAAGTGTGAGTTTTTTGTCTATAATCCGAGTCTCTGGAATAACCTGCTTTCAGCTCATCGAGGGTAACCTCTAACTCTTGACCACTAACTTTAATGCGGTGGAGTTCTGGTTCCTCTGTATCTGTTTGCGTTTCTTCTTTGATATCGGTATTTTCAGGAGCAGCTTCTTCTTGAGTTCCTTCAGACTCTGGTTGACTCTCTGGAGAAGTTTCCTCTTTGATCTTTTGAGGTTGCTCTGATGGTTCTGCTTTTTTTTCTGGTTCTGATTGTCCTTGTTCAGGATTCAGTAGTCCAGAAATTTTCTTAGCAGCACCTTGAACAGTTTGTTCTTGTGCCATTGTAACGTTCCTTTCTTGGTTGACGTATATTGAGCTCCTAGAATAGGTTAGCTCTTATTTAAAAGCTCAAGATCTTTTTGAGCTAGTTTTCCACTTTCCATAATAGTTATTAAATGACCTTTGATTTTATCTAGCATATTATATGCCATCCAAAGGTATCTACGTTTATTATCGTCAGTAAAACTTGTATTAAATATCTCTTGTTTATATGTTTCTAAGAGATCTTCAAATGCCTGTTTCAGCAGGGGATCGTTTAGGAGAACCTGGGCTCTCTTTCCCTCCCTGACTTGTGTTTCTGTTTTGTCCATCGTTAAAGAATTGTTGTTGTCCTTTTACTATTTCTTTCATTAAATCACCAGATTTATTTAGATCTGCTTGTTCTAACATACTTCTACGTTTAAGTTCAAGCTCATCTATTTTAGATCCGTATTTAAGTTCTAATTCTTTAATTTTTATTTCAAAATCAAGTAACTGTTGTCTCATTCTACCTTCAATCTCTTTTAATGTTACATTAGCATTAAGTTGAGCTCTTTGATTTTCACCTTGAACCTGAGCAAGTGTAACTTTTTCAAATTCAGTAGGTGGTTTAGGAGGTAGTTGTGGCATTTGTGCTGCACCAACTTCAGGATCCATAAAGTATGGTTCTATTCCGTTAAGTCCAGCATTTTCAATTAATTTCTTTAAACTATTATATATATTCCTTAGATTAACCATTGGACCAAATGTATTTTGTTGTAAGTTTATTGCCTGCATTTGTCTTTCCAATATAGCGTTTAACAGAATAAGTTGTTGTTCTTTTGATCCTGTACCAAGACCAACCTGAACAGTAACATTAACTCTGTCTTTCCATTCATAAGGTCTCATTGGAATATATTTTCCTCGTATTCTTACTATCTTTTCTTTTTGTTGATACTTGCATACCAACTCAAACATTTTTAAGGCTAGATCTTTTACACCTGTTTCAGCAAAGATTCTGGCGATTAACTCCATTCTCATTTGTGATTGTGTCAGAATTTGGTTTTGTCCAGTCGCTGTTTTATTTAGTGTATTAGAATCTAGCCCTTGTGATTGTCTGGTAATTCCTGTTCTAGTTTCCTTGACGGAATCCAGATAACCCAACATTGTTGTAGCTTGATCTGTAAGAGGTTGCATCGGAAGAGGCATCATTACATTTTGAGGTGGTTGTTTAGTTCTTACTATTCCACCAGGGCGATTGGTTAATAAATCATCCATCGCCACTTGTCCATCTTGGACAGCTACTCTATTGTTATTAGTTAGATACATGTTATCTAACATTTGTCTCATAACAGTAGATTTAATAAGTTGTATATCTTCTACAAGTTCAGATACAGATCTTCCATGAAATCTGTGTGGCATGATAACAGGAGTCATGGATACAAATGGAAAGTTATCCACTTCTTCCATATCTATCATTTTACCTGTTCCTGATCCTGCAGTTGTAATCTTTAATAATTCTGCTTTGCCATCTTCATTAACATCTAACTTGATGTAGCACTCATAGATTAAGATATCATTTGTACTTTTATCACCTTCACTAGCTCCGTGTGAGAAGTCTACATTTTGGTGTCTTACAAATTTATCTTCTGTGAAAAAGTCGGTATCACCTGTTGGTAAACCATCAACAAGATCTTTATCATAGCCCATTTCAACAAGTTCTGTTCTTGTTTTGTTGGTTCTATGACATACGAAATTTGCAGAATTAATATCTTTACTTCGTCTTGAAATTAAAAATTCTTCTGGAGGAACTGGTTCAATTCTAACCTGTCCGTATAATCTTGTTCTATGAATGACTACATCATGGAGAGTTACTTTATCTAATTCTTTTCCCTGATCGTCAGTAATGGGTTCTTCATATTCGGTATGATTTT